ATGTGGGTCAATAAGTATATTGACGATTGCACTGATGAGGATTTAAACGATCGTGACTTTATTGCATCAGTTGTTGACCGGGCTATTTTTCATTTCGCGATTAATAGTATATGTAATCTTGGGGATAATAAAGATGCAATGCCCATTGAACAATGTACTTTTGATGTAGAAAATAAGAATGACCTTCCCTCCACGGTTCAGCTATTTTATGAGGAATCTAAGGATAATGAACCTTTAGCGAATATACATTTTCAAGCAATAGGTTCTGGTTTTTTAACGTTTGTTAATGCCTGCCAGGAACATGATGACAACAGCTTAAAATTATTTGCTTCGCTGTTAATTTCACTTTCATATTCTAGTGCCTACGCAGATTTATCAGAAACAGTGTATATTAATGAAAATAATGAGAGCTACCTGAAAGCTCAGTTTGAAAAATTATCTCAACGTGATATGAAGAAGTACCTGGGAGAGATGAAGCGTCTGGCTGATGGGGGAGAAATGAATTTTGATGGCTATCTGGATAAGATGTCACATCTGGTGAATGAAGGAACGCTCGATCCTGATATTTTAAGCAAAATGCGAGATGCTGCACCACAATTAATTAGCTTCGCGAAGTCGTTTGACCCAACCTCAAAGGAAGAGATTAAAATACTTACAGACACTTCTAAATTAATTTATGATTTGTTCGGGGTTAAATCGGAGAAATAATATGTGAAGTTCTTCGATAGTATGGAAGGCATTATATAAAAGGACCCAATATTTATTGGGTTCTTTTTTCTCTATCAATGCTATTAGCAGGGAGATATATCACCAGAGTTTAATGTGTGATTTTTTATTTATCGTCGAACCTGGATTGTTTATCATTGGCCTTAACAAAGTTAACGGCTAATAAGATTATTTCCATCACTTCGTGAGAGCTTCATGCCTTGAGAGGATCTCAATTTTCTTTTGCAATGAGACAGGCGCTTCCTGTTGTTATGGTATAGTACCCCGCTATTGAGCCTCCTGAATAGTGATGCTGAATAACATAACCCCATGATATATCGATAAAATAATCTCTACATTTGAAAATGCACGGTAATTCTGAAATGCAAAAAATCAACCAAACCAGCGCAATGCCTGAAAAAACTGACGTTCACTGGAGTGGTCGGTTTAGCGTTGCACCAATGCTCGATAGGATGTACCGTTTTTGAAAAACAAGTAGTTATACACTTTGTGGGAGCCTATTGGGAACCCGGTGTTTTCATTTCAAGGTGTAATCCATGCCGGGCATCAGAATGAGATATAATGAGATTTTTAGTGTTCCGCTTGAGAGTCTATGATGCTTACCCTAGACGAGATAGGTCAATCTGTACGTAACAATATCCAGTTGATTATTGATCATGTCGGCTTACCTCTTGCTGTTGGTCCGCTCAGTGATGATGATTACAAGATTCTGTGTGGTGGCTATGGTGAGCTTGAATGGGACTATGCGTTAAGCACCTATGGCAACTCCAGAGAAAAGTATGAGTTCTGCATAAAACTTGTTCAGCAAGGTCGGGTTCAGGGAATACCATCAGGAGCAGCAATTTGTGTTTATGGGGTTGAAGAAAACATCTTTCGTATCCATATGATCGAAAGGTTTTCTAGAGAAGATGAATCTCACCCATTGAAAGGGCGCATGGTTTTACTCACTCTTATGAGTGCTTTTATATTTTGTAAAGCTGTTGAATGTAAAGTTGTCCACATTGTAGAGCCAGTACCAGAACTGGTGCAGTATTACGAGTCTTTTGGTTTCCGCATGGAACAGTGCGGTTATGTGATGTCTGCAGTCATTGATGAGCTGCAGGATATCTTTCTTAAATTTGCTCAGTAGGTATAGACGAGAAGGGTCTACAAATTGTAGGATACCCGTCCAGATTACCTTAAAGGTACATCTATGGCAGTCGTTTTGTGCTTAAACTACTAAGAAACGATGTCACCAATCGACATGATCGATTGGCATAAGTTAGCGAAACAAGCTAGCTTTAAAGAGAGGGTTAGAGACGCCTTTACTGTCTCGGGAGTTTTCTATGAAAGATCAAAAAGCAACCAAGCCACAGGTTAAGTTCGACACAATGAAAGCATTCGCAGGTATGGGTGCTGCTGTTGAAGTTCTGATGAAGGCTGCTCCTAATGCGTTCACTCACGCTACTGTCTCTGGTAAAGAGCAGCAGGGTAAGCTTCGTCGTCGCAAAGCAGCATGATCATAGCTGGTGCTTTTTGAAAACCCGCCTTTAGGCGGGTTTTTTCTTTAGTGATGTTCTTTGCCCTTCTGTTTGCTTGTTCTGACCTGTTCCCACTCGATACGTCCTTCTTCTCGTCTTTTGTCTATGTATTCCGCAAGATCCTGAATATTGATGCAACGTTTTGCTTTTTGTGATGTGCCGATGCGATATGTTGGAACGGGCAACTTACAAGCGTTTGCTTTTGCTTCTGCCGTGGCTGGACTCATGCCAAAGTACTTTTGGCTAACTGCTGAGAGTTCAATGTTAGGGGTATTGAATTCAGCCATCAGTAAAAACAAGGTGTTCATAATTTTCTCCATCAAAACCGGCTGCACCCGGGAAAATCATAATTCTGTGCTGGTGGCAGGAATTAATTTCTGCCAGATAGCGGAAACATATTTTGCCTGATGACGGGCATCAGCCAGGGCGTTGTGCCGTTCGCCATCGAAAGGCATGTCCATTTTGGGGTCGAATCCGATGGAACGCCCAAGCGTAACGATCGTGCGTACATCGTGGTCATTCCAGTATGCCCACGGGCAGATTTGTCCTGCTCGCTCATAAGCTCCACGTAAAATTACGTTGTCGAAGGTGGCTCCGTTACCCCAGACTTTTAAATATTTCGTATTGTCTGCGTGCCGGTTAATGAAATGATTTAGTTCTGAGAGAGCATCGCGGATCGACAAAGTATCATCAATACAGATTGCAGCTCGTGCTTCAGGGCTTTGTTTCAACCACCACAGGATGGTATCGCCGTCAGGTGTAGCTCCTTGCCCCATAGCACTTTCCAGGCTAACAACCGTATAGAATTCTTGTCCGATGTCTCCGGTTTCTGGAGTGAAGAACACCGCGCCAATGGAAACGATCGGTGCATCCTTATTTTTCCCCATCGTCTCAAGGTCGATCATTAAGTTATTCATTACTTCACCTCCTGCGTTTCTTTGCTGCTGTGAATTCGCCAGTTACCGACGCCTTCCCATTCAAACTGGCGGTTACTAATTCGCGTCCAGCCCCTGCCGAAAAGCAAATCCAGATACCAGTATTTTAAAGTTCTGATAATTGCTCTTACAGTTGGTTTGCATCCAGAAGTCTTTGATGCGCAAATAAAGCACCGAGTTATGCTCATGGCCTCTACAAAAGGCCAGATAAACCAAACCCAGATGCAAAGAGCCACGAACAACATGAGCGCGATGTTAGCCACTAAGCCAGAACAGTACAGATAATTACTCACTGGTTGCCTCTTTCATAAAAATAATCCAGTTGGTTTTATCGTTTTTTCCTGTTCGTTGACCGATAACAGGTTTTCTGTCTGTCAGTGCCAAAATCTGGCTTACCGGTATTTGCGTTTCATTCCATTTAAAAACCAGAACACCGTTTGGCCACAACACACGAAAGGCTTCTTTAAATCCCTGCCGCAAATCATCACGCCAGGTATCTTTATTCAGCCGTCCATATTTCTTTCCCATCCAGGCGTTATCACCAACACGCTCAAGATGCGGAGGGTCGAATACAACAACCGGAAACGATGCGTCTGCAAATGGTAATGCACGAAAATCTGCTATCAGGTCAGGGCTAATTATCAGGCGTCGTCCATCACATAATGTGTGCTCTTCCTTTCTGATGTCGCTAAATATCGCCCGGTCGTCATTCTTATCGAACCAGAACATGCGACTGCCACAGCACATGTCGAGGATTGCTGCATGTCCAGTCACTGGTTGCCTCCTTTGCGAATCTGCTCCGCCCATTCTTCAAGGGATTTCTCCGCATATTCACCGGACAGGCCATCAATCGGATGCGGTTCATTAGCTAACTCTTCTTTCGCTGACAGAATCATGCGCGTAACGTCGAAAACTTCACGTAAAGACTTATTGATAAATCCGTGGTTGAAAGCAGCAGCAAGACGACTTGCGGTATAGTTAATTCCCTCGTTGCGAGCCTCCGCACGAATTTCAGCCAGAAAAGCATCGGTGGCTGGAATTTGCGGCATACCTCCGCCTGCTGCGCAGATATACGCATCAGATATTTCATCCTGCTCGCCATTAAACACATAGCAACTCTGTACGATAAATTTATTCAGCCGCGCATTCTCCGCCGCCAGCGTCTCGTATTTAGCTTCAAGCGCGTCGAACTTACGTACTAGGTACTCAGCATTTGTTTCGTTCACTTTCAGATCTCGCGGTACACATTTCCCGCGAAGAAACCCTTCCATTTCGAAAACATTCATGCGCATTTGCGTAACTCCGATAACTCGTTAAAACGTTCCATAAACATCCCGTAGGCATGGCCTGGTGACAGTGGAATAACTTTGAACATCTCTGTTGCCGGGATGCCTTCCAGTACAGGCCAGAAAGAGCCATCATCAAGCCCGAGATCGCGGCGTTCGGTTGCCAGCATAATGAGATCGGCATATTTCACTGGCGTGCTCATAACAGGAGGTAACCCGTATTTTTCACGGATTACGGTGTCTATTTTTTCTTCCATCCGTTTATAGTCAGGAAGAAGTCGTTTCAGTGGCGCGGGGATGTCCTGGCAATATGCTTCTGTTGCATCATGCATTAACGCTTCAAAAGCAAATTCCTGCGGTACCAGCTGGCTGCAAAGCACCGCATGTTGGGCGACGCTGTAGAAGTGTGAAAGATGGCCGGCAAAGCGACACATATTTGAAAGGGAAACCGCGATATCGTTAATAACGATGTCATCTTTATTTATCTTGTCATAATAAAAATGCTTCCCGGAAAAAGTTTTAATAAATGACATTTCGTTCTCCACTTTATATGCGCTGCACCGCGCTGAATTCGGGTAAAAGGAATCCCGCACCATCCGGCGATTATTGAGTTAATTACGTTTCCATAAATGCCCCCGCAGGGGCATTTGCAGTAATGAAATCAGGCGGTGAAAGTACCAATAAAAGTTTCTACTTTGCTGTCTTTGAATTTCTCAACAAGCAGATCACGAAATTCGTTAGCCATTTCTTCCTGCACTGCTTCCAGCTGAATAATGCGCAGAACCAGTACAGGACGATCGCCAGTGATAATGCTGAGGCGTAATTTAAACGGACGTTCTTTCAGGCCTTCAAACGGAACGCATTTAAATTCACATGCCACTGGCATAATGTCTTTGGTCTTCGCTTCGACAGACTCCATCAGGGAGCGTTTGCCGCTGAAGTCATTATCTTCAAAATCAGCGGTCTGGTTTGCTTCAATCGTGATTTTACGGACAGCCGCAGCCGCTTTTGTTGCCTGAATGGCGTCACCATTAGCATCAAAGCCCACAAGGTAGTCGGCCCAGTCTTCAATCCATTCTGCCAGTGACTTCTGGGAGTTACGCTCGCCGTTAACAGACAACAGGGCAGAGAACGGTGCTGTCTTTTTCAGTTTGAGAGTGGCGGTGTTATCTGCGTGACCTGGTTCATCGATAGTACCCAGGTTAAGTACACTGACGGCACGCATATTATCGGCGTCGATAAAGCAGCGGGTGCCTTCATCTGCAAGATCTTTAGAATAACGGGTAAAATCATCGATGCTGGCAGTCGAAAGTGCACCACGGAAACGGAAGCGATTTAAATTAAATTTTTCCAGATCATGAATGCGGAAATTCTCAGGCAATGCCACAGCATCGGCACCAATCTTACTGATAATTTCATTAACACCCTGAGCAGAAATAAGGGCATGAATTTGATTAATTGCGGTTGCGTCTAAGTTCTGAGACATAATAAGTCCTCACTATATAAAGATATTCAGTGATGAGATAAATAATCGGTTAATTAAGAACGATATTAATTACCTGCTGCGCGGAGTTTTCCGTCAGGTTCACCGGCAAGAGTCAGTAATTGTCCCTGGTCTTCCTGCAGAATAGTCAGGCGACCACCGCGATTGACATACATCGGCGTTTCGGTGGTGTCTTCTTCGGAAATTTTCCCGCGGTTAGTCGGGCGAACATATGAGAGTTTGTGTTTGATTTTCACACGGTTCTCATCAAACGGTTCGATTTCCAGGTTGAGCGAGACCTTACCTTTGGTTTTCGTGTTCATCACACCGGAAGCGACTTCACTGAGAACAGCGCCGATTTTGGTTTCAAATACGCCGCCGTCCAGCTCCCCGATAAATGCCTGCACATCAGTACTGCGTTCGCTAGCCATTTTGCTGCTCCTCATCATATCGACCCTGCAAGGTCGGTTGGTTTCTCCACAAAACAGAGAAGAACACCTGCGGTGGCAGCCGCCCGGATGGATTGAGTTATGAGCCCGTCGTCCGGTGATGCTCTTCTCTGTTTTGTAAAAATGACGGTACCAGCCGGAAGCAAGTGTACAAACTGGTACCGCCAAAGCAGTGGCTGTTGTGGTGACCGGTGCTGATCTCCGGCTTGCGGTTATTTCAGACTCTCACGGGCGTTTAATTGCCCCGCCGAACAGCTCTTTTCCGCAATAGCTGCAATGTCTTTCGCGCATCAGCCTGCGCATTCACCACAACTCTAAAAACAAATGTAGGATATCCAACATGTGAGTGTCAAGAGTTTATGTTGGTTATCCTACATAAAAAGATAGGCTCATAAAAAAACCGGGGATACCCCGGTTTTGCGATAGTGAGGAAGATGTGTCAAAAATCCATTATTACTTGTTTGACAAGACCAACTATTCTGCAGTTCTCACCGCATTCAATAGTTTTATAGTTAGGATTTAGTGGGACGAGATACCTGTTCGGCCAGTCCTCAACAAATTTTTTGAGTGTCGCTTCTTGCCCACCATTGATATGGGCAACAACGATTTTTCCGTTAATACACTCTGTATCAATAATATCTGGCTCTACGATAACGATAGAACCTTCTGGTATCGATGGTGAGCCGAGGGGATTGGTCATTGAATCACCACGGACCCGTAGTGCAAATGCCATTTCTGATACAAGGGCGGTAGTATAAACCCACTCTTCAGCATCTTCTTTCCTGACACCAGGCTCCGTCATTGTCCATGAACCCGCCTGAACCCACGAGATTAGGGGGACTTTTTTAACTGCGAATATTTCAGGTTTTAGATTTATCTTTGGTTCAGGCGAGCCTTTTCCGCTAACAAGCCACAGAGGATCGCATTTAAGTGCGTTGGCTAGGGCTTGAAGGTTGGCTCCATTTGGTTGGTAGTCGTCCTTTTCCCATCCAGTAACCGTGACACGGTTCACACCAGTCAAATCAGCCAGTGCTTGTTGTGTCAGGTTCAGTTCTTTTCGCCTTTGGCGAATACGATCACTCATGTTCATCATGTAGGCAATCCTACCACATGCCCATGTAGGATTCTTGACATTGGCATGTTGGATATCCTACATTTCTGCTTAACGTAATTTAACGGGAGACAGAAATGCGGAAATCCGACGTGATTAATTATTTCGGCGGAGTTTGTAAAACCGCCGAAGCCCTAGGTATTAAGCATCCGTCTGTTTCAGAGTGGCCTGAGATTATTCCTGAAGGCCGAGCGTACCAGTTAGAAAAAATTACTAACGGGAAACTGAAAGTTGACGTGTCTTTATATCAAAAGACTAACAGTGCTGCGGCATAAAAACACCACAGAAATGAGGAATTAACCGTGGGTAAAGAACCTGAATGGAAAGTTGATAAACAACCAGCATGGCTGGTGGCAGCAATACGAAGAACGATTGCTGATTTACCTCATGGCTATGAGGAAGCAGCAGAAATTCTTGGTTTGTATAAATCTGATGATATCACCCCAGCAAAAGATCAATTGCATAACAGACTGCGTAGCGGTGGGGATCAAATTTTTCCACTTGAGTGGACCATGGTTTTACAGGATGCCAGTGGTACCAGGCATGTAACAGATGCAATAGCCCGTCGTAGTAATGGGGTGTTTGTGCCGCTGGTGGTCATTGATGACATTGACAATGGTGACATTAATCAGCGGCTGATGGAGTCAATAGAATGGATTGGCAAGCATTCCCAGTACTTACGCAAGGCAACTGCTGATGGAGTTATTGACCAGGCTGAGCGTGAGCAAATCGAAGAGAACAGCTACCAAGTAATGGCGAAGTGGCAGGAGCATTTAACACTGTTATTTCGTGTTTTTTGTGCGCCGGAAAAGAGTAACGCCCGCGAGTGTGCAGCTCCGGGCGTCGTGGCGTCGATTGCTTCTGGTTGTGGAGAAACTAACGCATGAACAGTTTAACGGCAAATAACCGTTTGTCGCAACAGCTGGTGGTCAGTGTCGCTGAACACCTGTTGTTACGGCATGAATGCAGATTACCAAATCACCTGGCTGTAAGTAACCACAGAGAACTTTACCTGACTGTGGGGGGCGAGTTGTGCAGGAACTTAACCGCTGGTTTCGTGACGGAAGAGGGCTTTATGTCCATGTTATTCGTTGGGAGCCAGAAACACAGCGTGTTATCTATCTTCGCAAAGACTACCCGCATGAGTGCTTTAGTCCTTTGTGGAAATTCAGGCGTGATTTTGTTGAGTGTGAAGGACCACCAGCACATTGATTCTGCCATTCCGGGACGTTACACTGTTCAGGCACCTTATAAAGCGGGTGCCGGGATTGGCGTCCTGAAATTGATTACTGAGCATAACCGCGCTCATGCGGTTTTTTCGTGTCATGAGCATTGCTACGCCCAAATTATGGTGGGGCGTACAGGGCCGACTTCGGTCGGGCCGGGTTCGGTAGTCTCCGGTAACGCCAACCCTGTACGTCTCACCACCTCTGTGATTGGCGTCCCATGTGGTGAGTTTTCTGAAAAACTGACTACCGGGGCTGTCACCATGACTACTCTCCCAACCCTCTCTCAACCTGAAATTGCCATCGTTGATGGTCAGGCTGTTACATCTTCTTTGGCTGTTGCTGACTTCTTCTCTAAACGTCATGACGATGTTCTGAAAAAGATCCGCATTTTGGATTGTTCTCCAGAGTTTTGTGCCCGCAATTTTGCGGAGACATCAATTTTGGTACACCAGCCCAACGGCGGTACTCGCAAACTTCCTTGCTACCACATCACCCGCGACGGCTTCGCGTTCCTGGCAATGGGCTTCACTGGCAAACGTGCTGCCCAGTTCAAAGAGGCATACATCAATGCCTTTAACCAGATGGAGAAACAGCTTTCAAAGCCCTCTGTACCGAGCGACGTTGCACATAACGCCAGCGTTCTCTATTCCTACGTTTCATCAATTCATCAGGTCTGGTTGCAGCAGCTTTATCCCATGCTGGAAAAAGCTGAATCATCGCTGGCTGTAAGTCTGTATGACCGAATTAACGATGCGGCATTTCTTGCCCGTCTTATTCATTCGTCGCTGAACTCTTCAGAGGTAAGGGGGCGCAAATGATCCGGAATATTTTCAAACGATTTACCAATCAGACTTTCCGTTGTCCTCGCCCCGGTCAGTGGTACACCACGCCTGCAGGGCATGTTCTACGTGTTAGCCTGGTTGACCGTGAATGTCAGAAGGTGATTTGTGAACCGCTTGGCCGTAATTACCGCGTCAGTATGCCGCTTATAGCCTTTCGCTCCGGAAAAAACATGAAGCATCTCGGAGGTGCAGCATGAGTATGGAGCTGATGGTTAAAGCGATGAAAATTCGAGTGGGTAATCCATTGCGAAAACTGGTTCTGATCAAGCTGGCTGATAATGCCAGCGATCAGGGTGAGTGCTGGCCCAGCTACCAGCATATTGCTGACCAGTGCGAGATTAGCAAACGTTCTGTGATGAATCATATTGCGGCTCTTTGTGATTCCAGACTGGTAAAAAAAGTCACCCGGAAAGGTGAAAAAGGTAACTCAAGTAATATCTATCTCCTTCATCTTGATGGTGCAGGAGATTCACTAGGGGGTAGTGCAAATAATTCACTATCTGGTGCAGCAAATTCACCAGGTAGTGCAGGAGTTGCACCAGGGGGTAGTGCAGGAGATTCACCCAGAACCAGTCACTCTTTTGAACCAGTCAAAGAATCAGTCAATGAACCAATAGCTGTTGGTGCATCTGCTGATGAGTCTGTGCGAGTTCGTTCAAACCGACCGGAATACTCTCCGGAGTTTGAGCAGGCATGGCTGGCATATCCCAAACGTGCTGGTGGCAATTCAAAATCTGCAGCCTTCAAAGCCTGGAAAGCCCGTTTGAATGAGGGGGTAAACCCCGAAACCATGCTGGAAGGTGTGAAACGCTACGCGGGCTGGGTATCTGCGATGGGTAACAGCGGCACACAATTTGTGAAACAGGCTGTCACGTTCTTTGGTCCGGATCGTCATTTCGAAGAATCCTGGGAAGTTCCTGCGGTATCTGCAGCCGGACGTGAGGACCCGTACTTCAAAGCCAGTTACGACAACGTGGACTACAGCCAGATCCCGGCAGGATTCAGGGGGTGATCATGAGTCTTTTGAATGAAGTTCAGAAATTCATTGAAGCCCATCCGGGGTGTACTTCCGGAGACATTGCGGATGCTTTTGCAGGTTACTCACGGCAGCGCGTTCTGCAGTATGCAAGCAAGTTACGTCAGAGTGGGCGTGTGGCTCACCGTTGTGAAGGAGATACACGCAGACATTTCCCGCGCCTGACTGAGAGAGCGAAGGAGCTGGAACCACAACCAGTTCGTGAAACCAGACCTGTGCGCAATTTCTATGTCGGCACTAACGATCCCCGGGTAATTTTGTGCCTGACCCGCCAGGCTGAAGAACTGGAGTCCAGGGGCTTATACCGTCGTGCTGCAACCGTGTGGATGGCGGCATTCCGTGAAAGCCACTCCCAGTCAGAACGAAACAATTTTCTGGCGCGCCGTGAGCGGTGCTTACGGAAAAGCAGCAAGCGCGCTGTATCGGGTGATGAGTGGTATCTGTCAGGGAATTACGTGGGGGCTTAATGAGTAATAAATATTGCCAGGCGTTGGTGGAACTGCGGAACAAACCAGCCCATGAACTGAAGGAAGTGGGCGATCAGTGGCGCACGCCGGACAACATTTTCTGGGGAATTAACACCTTGTTTGGTCCGTTTGTTCTGGATCTGTTCACTGACGGTGATAACGCCAAATGTGCTGCGTATTACACGGCGGAAGACAACGCGCTGGCGCATGACTGGTCAGAACGTCTTGCGGAGCTTAAAGGGGCTGCCTTTGGTAATCCCCCATACAGCCGCGCCAGTCAGCATGAGGGGCAATACATCACCGGCATGCGTTACATCATGAAACATGCCAGTGCCATGCGTGATAAGGGGGGGCGCTATGTTTTCCTGATCAAAGCTGCCACCAGCGAAGTGTGGTGGCCGGAAGATGCGGACCATATTGCTTTTATTCGAGGGCGTATTGGTTTTGAACTGCCTGCCTGGTTTATCCCGAAAGACGAGAAGCAGGTACCGACAGGCGCTTTCTTCTCTGGTGCTATTGCTGTTTTCGACAAGACCTGGAAGGGACCGGCAATCAGCTACATCGGGCGCGATGAACTTGAGGCATGTGGTGAGGCCTTTCTGGCGCAGGTTCGCCAGCAGGCAGAAAAACTGGTCAGGGAGATGGCGGCATGACGACGTTAACTCAATGCCAGCAGCAGGTGCTGGATATGCTGATTTCTTATCAGAAAGAACGTGGCTTCCCGCCAACCAATCAGGAGGTGGCAACCATGCTGGGATACCGTTCAGTGAATGCAGCGGTGGAGCATCTTCGCGCACTGGAGAAAAAAGGCGTCATCACGATAAAGCGTGGTGTGGCCCGGGGGATCACGCTTCATACCGCAGTGAAGGACGACGACAGCGAAGCGGTCGGGATTATCCGCTCACTGCTTGCCGGTGAGGAAAACGCAAGGCTGCGTGCAACTCACTGGTTACATGAGAGAGGCCTGAAAGTATGAAGCTGATCCTGCCTTTCCCGCCCAGCGTGAACACGTACTGGCGACACCCCAACAAAGGGGCATTTGCTGGTAAGAGCCTGATAAGCGCGGCGGGGCGAAAATTTCAGAGCGCGGCGTGTGCAGCAATAGTAGAGCAGTTACGTCGTCTGCCAAAACCAACGTCGGCACCTGCTTCAGTGGAGATCGTGTTGTTTCCTCCTGATAACAGGATCCGCGATCTGGACAACTATAACAAGGCACTGTTTGACGCCCTGACACACGCGGGTGTGTGGGAAGACGACAGCCAGGTGAAAAGAATGCTGGTGGAGTGGGGACCGGTTATCCCGGAAGGGAAGGTCGAGATCACTATCAGTAAGTACGAGAAAACGGCGGGTGCAGCCGCCTGA